TGGGAGCGATGCTAGAAATTCTAGCGAGAAGGACCCCACCATCCAAGCACTTGGTATGGGTGGACAAATCTATGGTGCTCGTGCTGACCTCATCATTCTTGATGACTGCATAACTACAGCAAACGCCCATGAGTTTGAGAAACAAATCAACTGGCTACAAAAAGAAGTTATTACCCGTCTGGGTAAAAATGGTAAGTTATTAATCGTAGGGACACGAATTGCAGCACAAGACTTCTACAAAGAACTCCGTGAGACCAAGCACTGGTCTGGTGGTAAAAGCCCTTTTACTTATATGGGCATGCCTGCTGTTTTGGAATATTCAGAGAAGCCGCAAGACTGGAAAACGCTTTGGCCTAAGTCGGACCTTCCTTGGGATGGGGATTCTGACGTACCTGACGAAGAAGGGTACTTCCCGAAGTGGGACGGCAAAGCCTTATTCCGCAGACGCAGCGAAGTAACACCGCAAACATGGGCGTTGGTTTACCAACAAGAGGATGTTTCCGAAGATAATATTTTTCCACCCGCAATTGTTCAGGGTTGTATCAATGGCCAACGCAAACGTGGCCTGCTGAAAGCAGGTGCGGTAGGACATCCCCGTAACATTGAGGGGTATACCATTATTGGTTTTGACCCCGCAATGGGCGGGAATGCTGCGTTTGTGGTGGCCACATATAACAGAGCAGACAGCAGGATATATGTCCTTGACTGCGTCAATATGTCAGACCCTACCCCACAAAAGATTCAAGACATCATTGAGCACTTGGTAGATAAATACAGACCACAAGAATTACGAGTTGAGATTAACGCTCACCAAAAAGCCTATGCACTAGATGATGATTTAAGAAACTGGCTAGCAGGATATGGCTGTCGTTTAGAATCTCACTTTACTAGCAAAAACAAATGGGACTCTAACTTTGGTGTAGCAGGTATGTCTATGTTAATGGGAACTATGCGAGATGAGAAGTTCCAAAAGAATAATATTATCGAGTTTCCTTCAACGGATAACTCAGAGGGTATGAAGGCGTTAGTCCAGCAGTTAATAACCTGGAAGCCTAATACTCGTGGTAAGACTGACTGTGTTATGGCACTGTGGTTTGTTGTGCTTAGAGCACGGGAATTTATGCAACAGACTAGCAACATCAGTAGGTATGCAAGAAACCGCTGGGCAACCAGAGCACAAACAGAAAAGCGATACTCAGTTAATCTAGACGAAGCCCTTGCAGAGCAATGGCAAGAGACATACGGATAAGGACACAACATGGCAAATCCAATCAAGATTGTTAAAGCAGTTAAGAAAGCAGCAGCAAAGAAGTCTGCATCTAATGCAAACAAGCGTGGACTTAAGGCTGCTAATAAACCAACCAATAAGACTGGTTCAAAGCAAGACCGTAAAGACCGTGAATTTTATCAAGATAAATCTAACTTTATAAAGAATGCTGACCCTCTACGTCCTAATCGTGTTCGTGGTGGAAGTTTAAGAGCCATGAAAGAATACGGTGGTTTTGGAGTCGCAACAGCAAAACGAACACCAAAACAGGCTGCGTTTAAAAAAGAAGTTACAGAAGATTTAAATAAAAAAAGACGTAGTAGATAATGGCTAAGTCTAAGAAGATGGCACCTGGTGCTTTTAAAAAATCTAAAACATCTCCAGTTGCCCCAGTACTTTCCGATGTATTTATTCCTAAAACTATAGGAGATGCTGCTATGTATGCAGTGCCATGGGCTAAAGCCACTCGTGCTATAGGTGGTATTGGTAAAAAGGGTGCTAAGTACGTAAACAAAGTTTATAGAAATATGGGTAAATAATTATGGCAGTATCAAGGATAGGAAAAACTGTAGCAAAAAAACTTGCTCCAAAAACTAAAAAGAAACCTCCTATTAAAGTTAAGAAACCTCCTATTAAAGTTAATTCTAATCCAAATAAAACTCCAGCAAAGTCAATGCAAGGAGATGTAGATGCTGGGAAATATAGTTGGAGAGATAATATATTTAACTCTAGAGAAGGAACTGGTCCTTATGGAGAACCTACATATAATCATAACGCACCAATAAAACCATTTAAAATTAAATCAAGTATTCCTAAAAAGCGTGGTAAATAATGCCTAATCCTAGAAAAATTATTAAAGCAGTTAGACCTAAGAAACAACCAGATAAAGCAGTAGGTGAAGCAGCAACTAGAGGTCGCACTGGTACTAACATTAATGCTAAAGGTAAGAAGGTTAGCGAAAGAGATGCTAAGCCAACCACTAGAGCACTAAGACCAGAAGATAAATTAAGACCAGGAATGAAGGCTAAGGTAGATGAACTTGGCTTTATGGTTAGTAAACAAAAAATTACTAAGGGTGTTATTCCAAATCTTGGTGCTAAGAAAACTCCTTTTGTAAGAAACAATGCTGATGCAAATAAAAAATTAAAAGAAATTAATGAAAACCTTTCTACGCTTAGAAACGTATGGAAACGTACCCCACCATCAAAACGTTCTAATATTGTAAACTCAGCAAATCGTTTACAAAAACAAAAAGATGCTTTAATACAACAACTTAAAAAAGGTAACAAGTAATGCCTAATCCTAAAAAAATAGTTAAAGGTGTTAAGAAACTAACTAACAAGCAAAAGACTTATCAAATCCGTGGTGCTGAACAAAAAAGAGAAAAAGAGTTAGAAGAGCGTGGTGGTAGAGCCTCTCCTGAATTTATTGCAAAATTAAGAAAACAAACATTTCCTCATTTATACAAATAAGGGTAGGTAGATAATTGTTAAGTATTCAACAAATTGCAGCGAGAGTAGACTCTCTTAAAGACCGTGCTGCCGACAAAGACGCAAGAGCGCAAGACGTACTTGCTGTTCGTAAAGGTAAGATTGCATCTGTCTATCCAGAGTTTTTTCCAGAAGGTGTAGACGCAAATGTCGTTGCAAATTTTATTGACATTGTTGCCCGTGACTTGTCAGAAGTTATGGCGCCACTTCCTGCGGTTAACTGCTCGGCCGCTAATCAGGTCTCTGACCGTGCTCGTTCTTTTGCCGATAAGCGTACTCGCATTGCTGCTAACTATTTTGCTCATTCAGATTTACAAGTGCAGATGTACACAGGTGCAGACCATTACATCACATTCGGTTTCGTCCCATTCATTGTTGAATTAGACGAAGAGGCAGGGCTGCCACGTATCCGTGTAGAAAGTCCGATTGGGGCTTACCCAGAGTTTGACCGCTACGGACGTTGCATCGCCTTCGCTAAAAGATATGAACTATCAGTTGCTGAATTAGTATCTCAGTTCCCTGAGTATGAAATGCAACTACTAGGCAGAGAAGGTTATGAACAAAACCTAAGTGCCAGAATTGACTTTGTTCGTTATTACGATAAAGACCAATCTGTTATTTATGTTCCTAGCCGTAGCAATCTAGTCTTATCTCAAGCGGTTAATCCGCTTGGAAAGATGATGGTTGTTGTTGCTAGACGTCCTAGTGTTGATGGTGAAATGCGTGGACAATTTGATGATGTACTAGGTATCCAACTACTTCGTAATAGGTTCGCATTACTTGCGATGGAAGCAGCAGAGAAATCAGTACAGGCACCAATTGTTGTTCCACAAGATGTTCAAGAAATCGAGTTTGGCGGAGATTCTATTATCCGCACAAACAATCCTGCAGGTGTACGCCGTGTTGAACTGCCTATACCTAACGGTGCATTTACTGAACAAACATTACTGCAACAAGAATTAAGAACGGGAACTCGATATCCAGAGTCACGTACTGGTAATCTTGATGCAAGTATTATTACTGGTCAAGGCGTTCAAGCCCTTATGGGTGGCTTTGATACACAGGTTAAATCTGCTCAGGCTATCTTTGCCTCAGCCCTTAAAGATGTTATCTCAATTGCATTTGAAGTTGATGAAACATACTTTGACTTTGAGAAGACAGTTCGTGGTGTAGATGCTGGTTCTCCATACAGCATTGACTACAAGCCTTCTAAAGATATCAAACAGGATTATTCAGCCGATGTTCGCTATGGCATGCTTGCTGGTCTTAACCCAGCGCAGGGACTTATTTTCATGCTACAAGCATTAGGCGCTAAGATTATTTCTAAAGACATGGTTATGCGTGAACTACCATTTGGTATTAACGTAACCCAAGAACAAGAAAAAATTGAGATTGAAGAAATGCGTAACTCATTACTGGGTGCGTTGGGGGCATATACTCAAGCAATACCTCAAATGGCTACACAGGGAATGGACCCATCTGACATCATTGTAAAGATTTCAGATGTAATTAAAGCCCGTCAAAAGGGAGTAGCAATTGAGGATGCAATTGAAAAAATCTTCAAACCTGAAGAATTACCTCCTGCTGGCGCTACACAGGTTGAGCAAACGTCCCCTGCTCCCGCTGCTCCAGTAGGAGGCTTACCTCCACAACAGCAGCAAGGCGGACTACAAAGTCTTTTATCTAGTTTGACTGCAGGTGGTCAAGCAAGTGCTAGTGCAAGGACAGTAGTAAGAAGATAGTTTAGAAGGGGACCATGACAGCAATAGTTGGAATACAAGGCAAAGGCTGGGCTGTTCTAGGCGCAGATACTACAACCTCATATCAAGATAGACCATACGTGGCTAAAGGGTGTGAGAAGATAGTTAAGATTGGTGAGTATCTAATTGCAGTTGCAGGTGATGCAATTGTAGGAGATATCCTTAATAACTTATGGCAACCACCTAAAGTAATTAAGACGCAAGACCCAGATAGATTTATGATGATTAGAGTATTACCATCTATGAAGCAAACTATATTAGATGGTGGATATGACCCAACACCTAAAACAAAGAACGATGATGATTCAGGTTGGGATGCATTAGTTTGTTTTAATGGTAGGTTATATCAAGTTAGCGATGACTATGGATATATGCGAGATGACAAAGGTTTATATGCAATAGGTTCTGGTGGAACCTTAGCCCTTGGTGCGCTAGCAGCACTAGAGTCTGAAACTAAGACTCATGCTAAAGCATCTGGTGCAGCAAAGAAGGCAATCAATATAGCAATTGAATACAACGTGTGGTGCGGTGGTACTGCAACTGTTAAAACACAATTTACTAAGTAGGAGGAAGTGTGGCACAGCAAGGTGGATATAGAAAACCGAATAACCCAGCCCCAGTATCAGGCCCTGGCTCTCTTAGTCAGCGTACTGACGGGGGTCCAACACAACCCGCAACCTACATCC